ACATTAGGATCATTGTATTCTGTTATCAAAAATACCATGTCTTGATCGCCCTGCCATTCTATAGTTTTTAATAGAGGATTGATCTTGAATGTCAATAGAGCATCTGCTCTGTCATATTCTATACTGACATCAGGCTTGGAAATCTTACTCCATTTTTTATCAATTACCCTATGTAGTACATCATCTATTTTAGTAAGTCCTGTTATACTAGCAAGATTTACTTTTATGACTCTACCAGAAATTACATCTACTTTGTAATGCCGTAGAGATTCTCCTCGATCATATATGCCTAATGCAACATCGAGATCAACTTGTATTTTATTTTTGATATGATCAACAGAGGGACCCGGGTGTAGTGCTATAACATTTCCATCAATATCAAATTCAAAGAAATAAATTTCTTTCGGAACTTCTAGTGTTTTTATCCACTCGTCAAAAGGAGCAAGGTCTAGTTTTTCTTCCATGCTATCTCCTCTAACATACTTACTAGTTCATCTGTGACGATATCTTTTTCAACATAATGCACAATATCAGTCTGTTGGTAATTGCCAATTTTTAAACTGCCGTCGGCCTTGAGATAAAAACCTGCTTGGTCAGTCACACGATCAGCATTCCAGGGCCAATTTTGTACTTGGGGCTTTAGGTGCACCACTCTAGGAAAATCTAGAGGGTAAGCCATTTCGCTGTCAATGTCTAGGAGTTTTGCCGCTAGCGCAAACGCTTCATCTGTGCCTATGACCTTAGGTACATGATTGCTTAGATAGAGATTTTTAAATTCTTGTGGGTTAATAAAGATCTGTCGTGCAAGTTCAAAGAATTCTTTGCCGCTGTCTTTCTTGAAGAATGTCCACATTGAATACAGATTAGGTAAATCGTTTTTAATAAATGCTTTACGGTAAGCATCACTGGTAATCACTTCACCCCTGAATGTCCAAGCACGATTGGCCACATACAGGTCTGTGTTTTTCACAAAATAATCAATCCAGTGACTGTAGTCCCTAAGGAACAACATGTCAGCATCTAGACAAACTGTGTGTTCCCAAGGTGTTACTTGATCCATCCACGAACGACCATCCCAAAACTTTTGTTCTGGCCATTCTATAACTCGATCAAACACCCAAGGACTGGCCAAACTATCAACTGCTGTTTTGTCATTGATCACTAATGCTACTTGATCATAACCTGGTTTTTGTGTATTTTTAATGCTTAATGCTAGAGCATAGGCCAACTTGAGATAGTCTATGTCGGGATGAGCTGCTACAAATATTAGGTATCCAAAATTCATATTAATTCCAGAAGACGATCGGCGTTTCTGATTATGCTTTGTTTATTCATAATGTGAACATCGGTACCTCGAGTTGTAGCAGCCCAAAAACCTGCAACATCATGCGGCTGACTAACTAGGAATGTCAGTCTATTGTCGTCAACGCTGTGTAAAATATCTTTGTCAAAGACTGTTAGGATAGGAGGAAGTGTGTAGGCAAATTCTGTTTCAAATCCGTTCATAATATGTTTGGCCACACTGAATGCAATGTCGTTTCTAAACTGTTTGGGATTGAAGCGGAATAGGTCAGCATAGTAGACATAGTTGTCTTTGACAAAGTCTACTAGCTTGAAAAAGAATTTGCTTTCTGCGCTCTTGTTAAACATCACTGTTGTTGCCCAAAACATGTGTACTCCAGTTTCGCTGACACGGCTGTCTAGAATACCGCCACGCTCTCCGGTAAGGTCTGTCATGCTGTGTCCCATCATCACAGGAGCGTCTACGGACCAATACTCATTTAACTTGTCGGAGAAGATCAAATAGTCACTGTCTATTAACAAAGTCTGATCATACGGACTAAGTTCCCACACACTATATCTATTTGAATTTACAAATGGAATAATCTTGCTTTCAAATCCGTCATGGAGATTTCTTACATTCTTGGTGTAAGGCCTAGGTACTTCTATAATTTGATCAAAGACTTCTCGTGCTTTAATCAATGTGCCAGACTCTTCTAGCCAAGACAACGAGCCTGAGTCAGTTACAAGACTTACCGGAACGCCTAGATTTTTCTTGGCAAGTCCGCCTGCAATTATAGCCATTAGGCCATAATCAACATCGGGACTATTATGGGCAAATATCAGTACACCTTGGGTCATACATCCAATAACTTTTCAACTGTTCTACTAGATTTAATTTTTTGATAGTCTTCATAGTATTCATAGGTAGCAGTAAAGTACCTGTCTATGATTTCATCTTTAAAAGAGTGTAGGTCAGCTATGAGTACTGGATTTCCGTTTTCGTCGATAAAGGGTACATTTTCTGTGCGATCTTGATCAATCAGCATCTGTACAAATACAATAAGCTCTCGATTGATTTTGAACAGGCCGCCTGCATGGCCGTAGGTCAGCCTTGCAGCAATTTTTTCTTTAAGGGTTTTTCTCTGGATAGCTAGAGTTTGTCTGTAATTAGCAAACTCTAGAGCCTTAGATAATCTGTCGTCCATTTAGTCTCCGAATAAACATAGCTGTTTATTTATCGGCTCATGCTTATGGGTCCAAAAATTATCCGCCGGTTATTGCTCCGGCAGTGTATGAAGAATAGCTGTAACTAGTCCAGGTACCGCTAGGTGTTAGGGCGTGTCCACCTGTAGGGTAGACAATTTCAACACTATATGACAAGTCACCGTTTATTATATCTCCGGGAGCTGGCGGTTCACCCGGAGCAGGGTCTACATACGGGTCAACCCAATTTATGTAAAAATTAAAAACTGATGCTGCGCCTATTGAATTATCGACATTGGTTACCGCTTCAATTCTATAGAAGTTAGATGCGTACGGAGCACTAGAACTGATTCTATATAACTCGGTTCCATAAGAATTCCATCCATACACTGCGTTACCTCCAAACTCTTGAACACCGGCAGATGTTAGTAAACTGCTCCAAGCAGCATTTTGTGCTGTAGGATCGCCGTTAATTCTAGAACTCGATATTCTTATGCGGCCACCACCGTTCCAAAAATATCTTGCTTCGTTGGCGCTATTAAAATTCAATGTATAAATTGCACCGACACTGCTTGCCCAAGAAGTATTTCTTGAGTTGCCTCCTGCCGCTACTGTTGTTTTTCTAGAACTGTGACAATTAAATCTATTGCCTTCAACTGTAGATGCATATATTGCAAATGAATTTGGGTCTGTAGAATTAATTAATTGGCCTGAGACATTCCCTGCTAGACTAAGGGCTGCTGCCGAACCGTTTTGATGAGCACTAGCATTTAGCAAATCATAACGAATATTATTAAAATCGTTGGCGCTGATGATATCGCCGGTATTTTTTAAATTTCCAAATGTAGCTTGGCCGTATCCTCTGGATCCAGCACCTGTTCCCATAACGTCGGCGCCGACGGTATACGGATAGTAAACATCTAATCCAAGGGCGGTGGTTCCTGATCCTGCCATTTCTTAATCCTTAAAGAACAATTGCTTCAATTAATTTTACTTCAGTATTTAAGCTAGATTCTAATGCTACGGCAAAGGTGTTAGCATTGGTATCTTCGCTGGTCATTGCACAGCCGTCTGGGGCGGCAACTAGTCTGTCACCTTTCTTAACTTGCCCAATTACTCGAACTGGTACACGACCTTTAAGAGCAATGTAAGTGCCGCCTTCTAGATCTTGATTCATCAACAGTCCAGGTGCTCCACTTACTACTCCGATAGCTCGTTGTCCTACCCAAACACTAGCCGTAACTTCTTGTTCACCGCCTACAATTACCACTGTACCGACTTCGTATTCTTTGTCTGCCAGATATTTTTCTGCAAGATCTGCATTTTGAACTGCGGTGGCTGTGCCATTAAATACATTGGCGCTTAAATTACCCGAACTATCTCTAGCAGCAATTGTGTTAGCTGTTTTAGTTGTTTTTGCAGTTTTATATGCGGATGCTGGATTGTCGGTAGCATCGTTATCAATCTTAATACGATCTGCTCTATCAGCAAGACCGATAAACTGATTTGCAACAAGATTTCCGCTGGCGGTTCTCAAAGCAATAGTAGATACTGTTGCAGCATCACTAGCTTCGACATTGTTTAATCTACTGGCATTAGTGGCACTGGTTGCATTTCCTGTTAGATTACCTACAACATTTCCTGTTAGATTACCTACTATAGTTGCTCCACTGTAACCAATTTGTTTTGAAGTAGCATTAATTAATACTGTATTATCTATGGCTTTTACATTACCAGAAATATTTCCTAAAACATCGCCGACAAGATTTCCAGAAATATTATCTGCAAACACTTGATACCAACGAATCTCGTCACTTCCTAAATTATAACTACTGTCTAGTCCAGGTAAAATAGCTGTTGTAGTAATATTAGCTAGAGTTCTAGTTTCAGTAGACGAAATTCTGATTTTAAATTTAATATTATTTGCTGATTGATTTTGTATAACGATATCACTTGCATTCTCTACAAACATCGATGCTTTAACTGAAGCACTGGCTGTAAATGTAAATCCATTAGCACTAAAATCTACTAAGCTGGGAAATGACGGCTCAGCCTTTAATACAATATCATCACTGGTATAAAATACTGAACTGTCAGCAACATCAACTAGTTTATTTGCTGATGAAGCTGTACCCCAAATTATTGCTCCACTGGCGGTTGTTGTGGTACCGGAATCATTGTCGGTTCCAATTAGTGTAATACCTTTCTTTATCCTTCCAAAGCTAGGTAATGTTGTTTTATCAGCATCACTTAAATTAAAAGTATCTTTACTAACAATTGCAATATCAACTCCACCGGCTTTTAATCGAGCAATCGTTCTATTTTCATTACCATCATCTTTAACAGTTAAAGCGGTTACAGAGGTTTCGCCTAGTGTACTTGGACTTTCGGGACCAATTAGTGTGTACTCACTGCCTGTCCAACAGTATAATTGTTGAGCTAGACTGTCAAACCAAAATTCACCAGCACTTAATCCCAAAGGAGCTGTGGCTGTTGCATTAGCTCCCCCAACTGGTCTAAATCTTGTGCCGTCATAGACTTTGATTTTTCTATCTGCGCTGTCATACCACAGTTGCCCTGCAAGTGGTTTGCTAGGTTGTACCGCTCCGGCAAAATGTTCTAGAAGATGTAAAAAGTTTTCGTTTTGAACCTGTCCGTAACCGGCGTAGTTTTTACCAACAAATCTAATGTTGGTAGTTGAATCAATTGTACCGTCGGCAACTGAAACTAAAAATGAACCGTTATATCGGTTAACTTGATAGGCCATTTTATACCTTTTTCTTTAATTCTTCAATCTGCTGTTGTTGATCTTTAACCGCTTCGATCAAATAGGCAACTAACTTGGTGTAATGTATTCCGTAGGGATTGCCTTCTGAATCTTTAGATACTAGATTGGGCAATACTTTATCGACGTCTTCTGCAATCAATCCAGGTTCATTAATTGATGACTTGTCTTTTCTATCATAGATAACTCCGGTCAATTGCATAATGCTGTTCAATGCATTTAATATAGGATTTACATTTTCTTTTACAGTAATGGTCGAAGTTTCAACAAAATTACTAGCAGTTACTCTACCGGCAACACCAACTCCACCGCTAACTATTAACGATCCAGTTGTTGTAGAAGTACTAGCAGCAGTATTGGTCATTCTGACCTGCCCGTTAAATGTTGAAGTACCGTCTACTGACTCAAGACGACTTGCAGGGAATCCGCCAGGAGTAATACCATCATGTACTACTACTGTTTTTTTGGTAGTGTCAATGGTTAATTCGCCAGGTGCTCCAACAAACGCAGAGTGTTCTGCTGTAGTTCCTCGCCTAAATTGTATTCTTTTTGCCATTCCTAATGCTCCTGGTATTATGTTAAACCTGTTAAACTGCCGTAATCTACAAACACATCGGCTAAAGAAGTGATCAATCCATAGTCTTCGTTGGCATCTGCGCCAATGAATCTCCATTCAACACCATCCCAACCTTCCCATTCTCCGTCTGTGGTATTAAATCTAATCATACCCTGTAACGGTTGTGCAGGCCTTGCACCTGTTGTACCTGTAGGTACTTTTATTGCGCCGGTTCCTGTAAATATGCCGTTGCCTTGTACATGTACCTGTTGACCAATACTAACACCACCGGCTATAACTAATCCGCCTACACCAGGTCCGGTACTTTCGGAAGTGTTTGTAAAAGTTACAGTGCCGCTCGATACTAGTGTGGTAAAAGATGCAGTACCTGGAGTAGTTACTCCAATATTAAAATTATTTAAAGTGCCAGTCGCTCCTGAACTTAATTGTATTGTTCCTGTTCCGGTTACTGCAACTGTAAAGTTTTTGTCTGCACCTGATTGTGAATAGTTACCTGTAATTCCTACAGAATTAAAGTTTAGTGGAATTCCAGTATCAGTGCTTTGAATCTCTCCAACAAATTTACCATAGAATGTTGTTGCACGAACTGTTTCTGCATTGACCTGTTTCCACTTGGCTGCGGTAGATCCTAAATCATATATTCCGTTAGACCCAGGGTCAATACCTGTAGTTTTAACTACCGCAATGTCTTTAACTTCTCCGCCACTATTAGATATCCTAAATATAAAAGAATTGTTTAGTGTGCTTTCTAGAGTAGGTGTAGATCCATTTAAAATTGTTATGCGGAAATCATTCTGATCACCAACAACAAATCCATTGTCTTTAAAATTTACTTGAGACTCAAAACTAGTATTAGCAGATCTTAGAAAGTCAGCGGCAGTAAATCCGCCAAGTCTATCTGCGTTTGATGCTGTTCCGATAAATCTATGTGTACTGCTGGTTTCACCAGTGATCGGGTCACTATTGATAAAATTAATGCCGGGCTTTAATAGACCAAATCCAGTAATAGGATTTATTACAGTGTTAAGATTAAATGTTGATCTGCTGACAATTGCAATAGTTTCGCCGCCAACTTGAAACTTTATAATCTGTTGGTCGCTGCCAACTGAGTCTTTTACTACTGCTGGTACTGTTGCTGTGTCACCGTATATTGGAGATTTTTCAGGGCCAACTAGTATAAACTCTGTACCGTTCCAAACTTGAATTTGTTCGTTTTGATTGTCCCACCAAAAGTCGCCTACTGCTAGTCCTGCTGGGGCAGATGCACTTGATTCTGCACCTGTTGTTACTTTGAATTTGTTACCGTCGTAGATCTTTAATTTTTTGGTGCTGGTGTCAAACCATGTTTGACCGGAAATAGCCCTAGGAGGTGCTGAACTATTGGCAAAATTTTCCAACAAATGTAGAAAATTCTCATTTTCAATTTCACCGTAGCCACTGTAATTACGACCTACAAAACGCAGATCCGTAGCGGTACTGTTCAGTGTTTGATCATCAACTGAAACTAAAAATGTTCCGTTAAATCTGTCTATTTGATATGCCATTCACTCACTCCGGATTATTCATGTATTTATTGGATTTCTATTATTGCTGCCGCAGCCGTTGACCTAGCTTGTTCTAGATCTAAGTACTGTTGATCTGTTAGGCTAGTAGGTTGTCCGAGGGCTTTTTCACGAATATGACGCATCACTTTCCAATCTGTACTTTCTAAAAAGTCTTTTTTCTCAGCGTTAGTTGCTCGTTGCGCATCGTCGGCAATCTGTTGATCGATTACTGTCTGTAATTTAGCAACAACTTGAAGACTGGCTGTATCGAAGTAATGAGTTTTTTCAGTAATAATTGAAGAATACTCCTCGTCCGTGATCTCAACTGCGACCGATGTTTCTGGAATATTGGGCTCGTAAGGCATAATGCCCATAATTTGATTATTTTCTACCACTACATAACGCATTATTTTCTCCAAATAGCTAGGTAATTGAAACTGCTTTGATATCTCTGTTCTGAATTATATACTACTACTGTGATATAGCTTGCACCAATACTATAGTAAGTATACAGGCTGTCGTTTCCGTCGACCTTGCCCGCAAAATATATTGTTCGAAGACTTGGAATAAATCCCACAAGGTTGGCCATAGTATATCCAGCAGGAGGATAAATGTAACTTGTAGTACCACCGTATTGTGATTCTACTTGATCCATTACAAATTTAGTATTTCCGTCGTTCAAAACGGTCCAACTATTCATCTTCATGCCGCTGATGTTAGGCGATGTAAATTCAAAGTAATCATCACTATCATTGGCCATAGTGAATCGCATACGGGTGCCTTCACCGCCTGCTGTTTCAAGAGTAATACTTGCAGTATCTCCGCCGCCACCAAAAGAATCATTTGGCCAACGAATGCCTTTGTCGCTACCTTGTGCTACTGTTAAAGTACCGGTAGTTGTTATGTTAGATGCTTGTAAAGGACTGGTAGTGACTCTAGATAGATCAGAAGCGTTAGCAGGAGCATAACCTAGAGCGTTAACCACTTGTTGGTATGTAACAGCTGAAACTGTTTGTGCATTTCCGTTGATGCTTATGCCCCAAAGGCCGCTAGCGCCGCCGCCTGTTAGGGTTGGGGAATACTGATTATAATTTACATCAGTTACTAATCGTGCCCAGGCGCTCCAAGTATTTCCTGTATCTCTACGACTGCGAATATAGTTGTCTGCATGAGCTCCTGTAGTGCCGCTCCATCCAACTAGTAGTTCGCCACCGCCTGCACCACCTAGAGTAATTGCATTACCGTATGGGGTAGGATAACCGTTGTTATAAACACTGCGAAGTGTTAATGTGTTGCTAGGCTCTCCGGTACCGTTGCTTTCTGCTGTTACATTTCCTCTATTAGAAACTCCAGAAGTACTCGATGCAGTGTTGGCGTTTCCATTGATACTAATTGCGTAGTTGCCGCCATCATTTAAAACAATACTAGGTTTACCAGTAACTCCGGACCAAGCTACAGAACCCGCAGAACCTGCACTTCCATTAATATTAATATTCCATAATCCAGATGCGTTGCCGCCTGTTAGTGTTGGAGAATAGTTGTTATAATTGGCAGCATTTAATGTAACATGGCCATTAACTAATAAACTGTCGTTGTCAGGAACAATGAATTCTGCTTTGTCATCAACTGTAGTAATACCTGCATCGTTAGCTACTCTAAAACGCAATCTAGTGCGTTCGCCACCAACTGATTCATAAGTAATACTAGCTGCGTCTAAGCCGCCACCGTAAGGGTCATTTGGAAACTTGATACCATCTGTTGAAACATTTACCTGTCCTGTAAAAGTTGCTGTGGTACCATTAATTGCGGTACCCGACTGATTAGTTAATGCGC